CTATACAAAGAAGCTAGCATTACAAAGCAATCCACCATAGACCCTGCTTTCCAAACCCCTTCGGTATACAAGAACCAATACCCCTCGGCTCAGAGTTCCGCAGTGCCAACCAACAAGTTTTACAGTCCGCATGTTTATCTTACTTTGTTTGTCTATAATGGCGAATTAACTAATGTTAATGTTCAGTTCTCATTGTTTGCTAAAATCAAGCAAACTAAGGTCGGTGTGGTTGAGTCCACAATGGGCCGTTACGCTGAATTCCTTGACGCACAGTGCCGTCTCCTTACTAAAACAGCTGTTGCCATTGACCCGCTAAAACTGGCGGGCTATACTTTTCCAATGTGGAAGCAAGGCGGTATTAGGCCCGAGTTGATGATTAGTAGCACGGATGCGCTCCGATATTTCAACCGAGTGGCTACCAATGCCGATCAGGCGATGGTTTCACAGAATGCACTTCAAACCGCATACCGAACCGCCACCACTATGGCTGCCTTCGATGGGGCTTTTGGCGACCCTGCTCTGAATCTCCCTTCGTGGATAACTCTCATGGATGTTGGCGGTGTTACTTCGGGTATCATTAGACCTTATCCGCCACCGTTGAAGTTTGCCGATAACGGCAATACCTTGATGTTCTAGTCGAGAGCCTTTTTTTTTCTTCCTTCCGAGTCTCTTGGCTTTATGCTTGGTTCCTATGGACTTTCGTCCATACAATAGTCATAGATTGAATTGTCCTACTCAGGGTCACAATGTTACTCTCCAGTAAGGAGACACCGTTAAACAGGCTTAAACAGCCAATTTTAAGCATTGTAACCGAAGATACCTGAGACTCGGAAGGTAAAGAAAGAAAGGAGCGAATTTTTATTTTGTAGCGAGCGAATTATATCCAAATGCAGCTTCTTTTTTATCGAAAAAAAGCCCCAGGGACTTTATTGTCTTTTGAAAATTAAAAAAAGCCCCCCAGTACTGCGAACAATACTGGGGGGCGGATTTACAATTATGCTGTTTTCTTCATTTTTTGGGGGTTCAAGAAACAATCATTTTGTATGGTGCAAATTGTCCGGCTTTGACATCTCTAGTAAAGGTTAGAGTTGGGTTCTTTTCTTCGATTTCAAGAACGCCTTTATGTCCCGAGCCGGATTTTAGAACCGATGTTTTTGCACCGGCAATTTCCATCTCAACACACCAGATTTCCAGTGCCCTAAGGATACTCCTTTGGGTCACCAAAATTGGGTTACAATAGGAGTTGGCGTCATGGATAACTCCAATATCGCCGGTCCTCTCATTTGCCCATTCGGGTATTGTATATTCGTGGTCAAAGGCGCCTATTGGTCCGATTTCAATCTTCGCAACGATCACCTCAGTGTCAGGCTTCATCCAGTCCAAAGCCAGTTGACCGGTGAGGGTCAGTTGGCCGAATACCGGCTTGTTTATCTTGGTCATTTTTTGTGTCTCCTGCCTAGCGAGAAGGTCATTCTCCATCGGTCCTACCCGACATCATTGAACAACCTTCCTCGCCCTTTGGCAGACGAGCCAATACATGCCTTCACTTAAACCCAAAAACACTTAGTTTACTTTCCACACTGTTTATATGGAACCCCTCCTTCGGGGGGCTATGGCAAAAGGCACAGATGATGTAATACTACGGGACCGCATGCAATTCGCAATCGATGGTAACGGGGACCGAACAACACTTTACGGGCGTATTGACCTCTCTCAATGGGTCAACCCAATTACCCGTCAAGGTTTGGCAATTAAGCAAATCTTCTTTCAAATGCGAGACTCGGGTTCACTAGCCATGCCTAACACAGGCACTTTCAATCAGATTGGAAACTCTTTAGGCGCCAACACCACCTCTGCGGAAACAGCGGCACTGAAATTGTACGCAACAACTAGAGCTTATGAAAATGCTTCAGAAGTTGGTATTGCTTCGCCTGATGTGATTTGCGTTGAAGAACATACTCAGTATGTCGGTCCAAACCACACTGGGGCAACACCCGGTGATAACGGGGCACCTTACATCGTCGAGAGTACACGCTATGGACCACTCGACCTTCATCCGAACGGTTACACCGTTGTATCCGATTTGTTGATAGGCGTAGCAACTGACTCATGGAGAACTCTAGCTGATGATACTCTCGAGATCGACGTCCTCATTATAGCCGAACCTGTTAAGGTTACTACCGACCGTATGAACGAACTCCTTAGTCAGTCACAAGACCTTTGATGTGGTCTTATGGTGAAAGCAAAGGCAGTGGGTTATTTGGCCAAGAAGGCCTTGAAGACTAAGGCCGGTAAAGGCGTAGCAGCGGTAGTGGGCACTGAGTTAGTAGGTGAAGTTATTGAAACCATCGACAATCCCTACCTCAACGCCGGAGTCGGAGCCGCTGAAGGCGCTCTTCTTGGCGCGGCGGTTGGCGGTCCTATTGGCGCTGTTGGCGGCGCTGTGGCAGGGGGGCTTGTCGGGTTCTTTCTGGCTGACGGTGAGCGAATTACTCCTTGTGCTATGATTGCGATCCCAGCTTATCAGTACTCAGCGGTACTAGCAGGCAGAGAGCCGACCTTTCAACTCTTCATTAAGGAAGGCGAACTAATTACCCCGGTCCTTCCTACGGAATTCCAAAAGGCGACGGCTGCTGTAAATATGGCTGAGACCCTGCTCACTAAACCGAAGCGTAAAAAATCAGCATGGCAGCGATACATGGGTGTCAAGAAGAATCAAATCAAGTTCAAGAACGGCAAACTCAACCTAAAGAAGATGGGCGCCGCTTATCGAAGGGGGAAGAAGTAATGCCAGTAGTCGAACTTAGAGAAACCATTCAAGGAAAAGTTACAACTGATGATTTTGGCTTCGGATACTTAACTCGTCGAATTAATGTGCCAGAGGGGCTAAGATCGGAGTTGCTGAATTTGGATGTCTACAATGACAATATAGAGATGCTATCCTACCGAATCAATCCTGAACTTCAACCTACAGGGTATCAATTATTCCTTTCCCCTTACCCGGTTCAAATAACAAATGATTTACTTCAGTTGAACCCTACAAATGTTTTCCCGAATGTTGGTCCGATGGCGGGTACTAATACGGTCCTATACAAAGAAGCTAGCATTACAAAGCAATCCACCATAGACCCTGCTTTCCAAACCCCTTCGGTATACAAGAACCAATACCCCTCGGCTCAGAGTTCCGCAGTGCCAACCAACAAGTTTTAC